CCGTGAAATTATCGAGGGATATGGAATGGTTGGTGATAAAAAGAAGATTCCACAGGACTATTTGGTAAACGACAGAGAGTCTCGTCTTCGTCTTCTAGCAGGTATCATTGATACAGATGGACATCTGCATAAAATGAATGACGGAAAACGGATTATGATTGTATCATCACAACAAGTATTCGCGAATCAAATTGTGCTTCTGTCCCGCTCTCTCGGATTTCCTACTACCATTCGCGCAGTGCCAAAAAAAGGTGTTTCATTCTCAAAAGGTGGTGAAAAGAAGGATTATGATGACCATTATCAGATTAACATTTCGGGTAAGATATCGGCCATTCCAACCATCATTGCTCGAAAGAAGTGCTGTGATTCATCGCCAAATCGTGATGGATTGAAGACGAGTATCATTGTGCGCGAGAAAGGACGCGGGACCTACTTCGGATGGAAAGTGGACGGTAACCGTAGATTTGTGTTAAAAGACATGACTTCCCTTAGAAACTGTTCGCAAATGTATTGCATTAGCTGTCAAACACCATGGGATTGGATCACGGGCAAGATTGTCACCTCAGGACCCATCCACAATCCGCACTACTACGAGTGGCTCAAGCGGACCGGCGGCTCAGTTCCCCGCAATCCTAATGATGTACCCTGCGGCGGATTCCCTGGCGCCTGGGAACTCGTTCGGCATCCTCGCGGCATGAAACGTAGCGTCTCCAATCTCTTCTACGAATTTCACCGTATTTGCATGGAACTTCAGGATATTTCGACGCGGACCTATCGTAGCCACTTGGACCAGGACGGAACCACACGCATCAACATTGGCTTTCTGCTCGGCGATACGGACGAGAAAAAATGGGGGCGGCAGCTCGCGATGAACGAGAAGAAACGAAAGCGCGATGCCGAAATCCAGGAGGTTCTCGGCGCCTTTCGCATGGTCGCGGTGGAACTCATTAATCGCGTCCAGAACTATTCTGAGATGGGCGTTCCCACCTTCTATCAAATGCATCCCTTTGATGCTGAAAAGTATTTGAAAGAGCTTCATGTGGAAATTACGGCACTCATTACCATGATTAATGATGCGATGAAGAATGTTAGTACGTCGTATTCTTATTCTGTTCCTTATATCGTATCGGAATGGAGCGAGAGGGAGGATACTGTGCATTACTTTGTGCGGACGAAGAATCTGGCGATGGAATCGAGGAAGAAACGACAAAAACAGGATGAAGAGAAAGAAGAGCACGTAGTTGAAGAGCAATGCGTGGAGGCTCCTGAAGATGAGATGGATGAACATGAACAATTACAGCGGGCTCTTATCGCGAGCTTGCGGGAATGATTCTCGCGAGTACATTAGGAGATGCGTGGTATTGTCATTCTTGCGCTTTGCATCTTTTTATTGATAGTTTGTCGATATTCTGAGCCGTTTCGTAATGCGCCCAGTGGTAAAAACGGAGCGCATGGAACACATAGTGTAAGACATGGAACACATGGAACACATGGAACACATGGTGTAAAACATGATGGAGGAAGACACGGTGAAAGACATGTAGCAAACAGCAGCAGTTCATGGGGGCCTTTTAGTACATGGTTCCCGTTTATGTGGTGGCTTGGAGATGAAGATGATTGTGTTCTGGAACCGTGCCATGATATTCGTTGGTATTAGTGGCGAAGATTTCAAACGTCATCATAGAATGTCCAACGGAGTACACGGAGTACACGGAGTACACGGAGTACACGAAACCATTATTGTAGGGGCCGGCATCGCCGGCCTTCACGTCGGCATCGAATTACTCAAACGTGGTGTGTCATGTTGCATTCTCGAAGCCTACCATCACGCAGGTGGGCGTGTATTTACCTTTAAAACGAGAGTCCCTCGCATCGGTCCTGTCCAATGGGAGAGCGGAGCGGGGCGTATTTCCTTGACGCACAAACGAGTACTCGGACTATTGAAACGATACGGTCTCCATACCTATCCTATTTCAGGTGATGCGCAGTTTATGGATGCAGGTCAGAGCACGGAAAATCGCTTCTCCGACCTCTGCGATGTCTACTTGGCCCCACTCCGCTCGCTGCCCCCTTCCATTCTACAGACGAAAACGCTGGGCGAGGTTCTGGAATCGGTAATGGGTTCGGCAAAGGGGTTTTACCAGATGTTTCCCTATTGGTCCGAGATGCATACTGTCCGTGCCGACCATGCACTCCATGCGTTTCAACGCGAAATGAAATCGATGTCTGGATTCGTCGGGTGCGCCGAGGGGCTCTCGGCTTTGATTCACGCGATGGTTGAGGATTTCAAGGGGCGCGGTGGGACGATTCGATATGATACCACAGTGACTGCTGTTTCTACTGAGGGCGGCACGATGCACATAGAAGCCCTTAAAGGAGAATATTTCTGTAAAAGATGCGTCCTGGCGCTTCCCAGCGAGGCCATCAAGAGTATCAAGGGTGTGAACATGCCTGTGCTGAAACACCTTCAAATGAATCCGCTCCTTCGGATGTACGCGGTCTTTCCAGTGTCCAAGGGCGTATGGTTCTCTGGATTGCCGAAAGTGGTGACGACAGACCGTGTTCGATTTATCATTCCCATCGATGAATCCAAGGGGACTATCATGATTTCTTATACGGATGGCAATGACGCGCGGTTTTGGACTAAAATGGATAAGGACGCAGTGCAAGGGGAAGTCATGAAACGGATAAGGGCGCTGTTCCCTGATAGGGACATTCCTGAGCCACTGTTTTTCAAGATGCATCACTGGAAAGAGGGCTGTACGTACTGGAAGCCAGGCTCGTACGATGTGGCAAAGGAGAGCGCGGCGTCCGTTCACCCTCAGAAGAACCTCTTTGTCTGCAGCGAGTCGTTTGCCGAGGAGACGTGTTGGATGGAGTCCGCGCTCATTCAGGCGGAGAGGGTATTTAAATCTCCCTTCAACGAGTAATATAGATGTGCGGCATTTGGGCACTCATCCAAGCCTCCAAAGATATCGATGCGAGCCAATGGTATTCCGTCTTTCAACAGCTCTCTCATCGCGGCCCCGATTACTCTTCCTTCGAAGCCTATTCCAACGTCCTTGTCGGATTCCATCGTCTCGCCATCATCGATGACACCTTTTCTTCCAATCAACCCTTTATCGTCGAGGACAAGACGCGAACCATCGTGTTTCTATGCAACGGCGAAATCTACAATTACCGCGAGCTCATCGAGTTGTTCCATCTTCCTCCCATCAAAAACGACTGCCGCGTTCTCTTGGAGCTCTATATGAAACTGTTAAAAGCGGGTCAAGTGGACGAGTTCGCTTCGCGTCTTCGATACCACGTGAAGGGCGAATACGCCTTTGTTCTATTGGAGTTTGACCGTCTGAAGAATCTGCAGCGTGTAGTGGTGGGCCGCGACGAAATCGGCGTGCGTCCCCTATACGTCAGCGCGGTACCCGAAATGTTGTTGTTTACCTCGGAGCTCAAGGGTGCAGTGGGGTACGATGGTGAAATGGTCGAGTTTCCGCCTGGCGTGTTGCGTACCTATCAATTTAACGAGCTCGGGCTCAAAAGCATGGACGAGGTTTCCCATTCGCGAGTGTATGATGTTGTAGCTAATGCGAACGAGAAGGACGAGGTTCGACACATCGAGCAGGTGCGCGCGGCGGTCATGAACTCGGTGCGGCGGCGCTTGTGTGCCGACAAACCCATCGCCTGGCTCCTATCAGGCGGCGTCGATTCCAGTCTGGTGGCTGCGCTGAGCGCCAAGATGCTCGACAAACCCATTCGCACCTTTTGTTGCGGGATGCACGAGGGAACCGACCTACAATACGCTCGCAAGGTGGCCCAGCACATCGGCTCGAATCATACCGAGGTTTATTTCACGCCAGAAGAGGGGCTGGAGGCGATTCACGACGTCATTCGCACGGTGGAATCCTGGGATACAACGACGGTGCGCGCATCGGTTGGTCAGTACATTGTTTCCAGTCACATCGGAACGTCGACGGACTGCAAAGTGGTGATGGTCGGCGAAGGGCCCGACGAGGTCTGCTCTTCCTATTTGTTCAATTGGTACGCGCCGAACGGTGATGCCTTGGACGTCGCTGCCAAGGAGTATGTGAAGAACATTCATTACTACGATGTGAAGCGGGCGGACCGCTGCATTGCGCGCTGGGGGCTCGAGGGTCGCGTCCCGTTATTGGACCCCGAATTCATTCGGGCCTACTGGGCGATTCCTGGCGAACAGCGGATGCCGACGTACAAGGGTATGGAGAAATGGTGGTTGCGCGAGGCGTTTGCGGGGACGGACCTGTTGCCCGACGACGTTCTATGGCGCAAGAAGGAGGCGTTTTCGGATGGCGTTTCTGGCGAGAAATCGTGGTTCCAAATCATTCAGGAATGGGTCGAGGACAAGGTGACCGCGGAGGAAATGGCGGCGGCGGCCACCACGTTTCCCTATTGCACACCGCAGACCAAAGAGGCGTATTACTATCGCAAGGTGTTTTGTGAAATCTTTGGCCCGTCGCGTCAAACCGTGATTCCAGGCTACTGGCAGCCCAAGTGGTCGGCCAGCGGTCAGGAGGTGACAGGGTATATCGACCCGTCAGCACGGGTTCTTAGCGTATACAAAAATGAATAGAAAATCTGATTCCTATTAGGGATGGCACGTGTCGAAGAAGAATGGTTCTCCATCGATGTGGAGTCGAAACTGAATAAGAAAATCGATTCGCTTCAAACCGTTGTACAGCAACAATCCGATTTAATCCAGACCTTATCCGCTGAAATCAAACAAATGAAAGGCCTCATTCGTCCGCCTTGTGAGCATCTCTCCTCTCAAACGGACCGAACCCAACAGCTGCTGGAAGAACTTAAACTTATCAAACAGCGCGAGCTCAATATGATGCTACGGGAAAAGATTCCCGTGCCCTTCTTTTCCACCAAAAGTTCGTTCCCCCAACAGGCGGCGGCTGTTCCTTCGCTTCCCAGCCCCCTATTTTTGGCGCAGCTCCAACGGAATTCCATAAAGAAGCTGGACCTCTAACAGAATGAACGCCCACATCGTGTTATCCATTTTCCACATCTTCTTCGTCGTCCCGCTCTTTCTCTTCATCGGTTTCCAGCGTGCCGATACGCCTCGTTGGGTCTATTACGCCATCGCCACGATTGGCGTCATCATCTTTTTCTTTCACGCCATCAAGCTCTTTCTACGGCTTCAGACGAACTCCTCGTATGTATGGGTGAACGCAATTCACGCCGCATTCGTCGCGCCTCTTCTGCTCTACATCGGCTACCACCAAAAGGATACGCCTCGCGCGGCCTATGAGCTCCTGTTACTACTGGGCTTTAGCGCATTCGGTTATCACACCTATTCTCTCGTGAAGATGCTACAGACGGTAGATACGAATCATAGTGCCTAAACCGTTACTGCCCTTATGAGGCAAGATGTCACATGTTTACCTAGATGATGAGTGCAATCGTTGCATTCATTATGTACGCTTTATAACCAATTTGGCCGAGTGGTGCTGTGAAGTCTGCCATTTGGTCGAGGTCGGGCAGGAAGATACGCAGAATCCGAGCAACGATATCATCTGGGGGCGCTATGAGCTTCGATGCGGACACCAGACACACATTCGGTGCTTTCGACGATGGTGCAAATCCGAGGGGCAAGTCGGGTGTCCCCGCTGCGGGCCTATTGAAGAGGTGGAGGCCAACATGGTATGTCATTCGTGTAACGAATTCCATAGCGAGTAGTGTATGTCATTCATGTAACGAATTCCATACATGTCAGTAGAATGGAGAACATCGTGGACCAAATCAATACCGCCATGAAAGAGGAGATTCAAAAGCAGTTGGCCGCTTCCAATCAGGCAGACCCGATTGTCATCGATGCCATAAAATGCGTACCCTATATCACATGTTTCTTTTGTAATAATCTGCAGCGATGCGTAGTAGACCGGCATGTGATGTTTTACGGTGACCTCTTCTTGATTAAAACATGTGCTCGCTGTACCGGCGCAGACCGTGAAATCTCCACGGCATCCCATACGGAACAGTACTATCGAGGGCGGCGCTTGTGTTATCACGGCGTGGGAAATGGTGGACGAACCACATACGATATCGCATCCGACTTGGCGGCTCTCTATCGCGCAGAGTACAAGGCGGCCGACGATGCAGCCAAGGCAGAGGCCGACCGTATCGCAAAAGCCGAGGCGGATAAGATAGAAGCCGCCAGAGTTAGGCAGGAACAAGCAGCACGCGAAGCGGCAAAGGCCGCCGCCAAGGCCGCCGCAAAAAAGGCGAGGGCAGAGGCGTTGAAACCCCTCCAACAGATTCCCGATATCGAATTGTATCGCAGCGCCAACTGGGAGGACATCGGTAATCAGGATTTCATTGAAATCATTTCAGATAAGAATTTTACTGCTGATATTAAGGGCGTGGTGTCATTAGTATCAGAGGCCGTCAAGGCATACACGGGAAATATGGTAGCGCTGGGCGACCTCGTTGGAAAACTGGACCTCAAGTTCCGCCAATTCAAAACCTATGAAAACCAGGAGGATTTTCACGTCCAAGTGAAAGAGGATGAAGAGGGGCGAATCTTTTTCATGAAGTTCACCTACACGTTTCTTTCCGATGAGGTAACGGAGCACTGTTGTTTCATGGACTGCACGAAAATCGTAAAAAAGATTCGCTCTCGTCTGGTCGTCATGCGACCGAAAGACGATAATCTAGAAGCAACCGAAATCTGTCGCCGAATGATGAATGAGATGGCGATTAGCGTGATTGAGGGCACTCGATACTCTTAAGCTTGTCAAATAGTGGATTTTTCTCGTTGGCCATGCATTTCTTGCAATGGTAATAGAAGCTACAGCTCGACTGGAAGGTCTGGTCGCACGTCTGACAGATAATCTGTTTCTCGTTATTGACCTTCATACATTCCTTCATCTCATCTTGAAAGTGGATACGCAGGCAGTGAATGACGCAGTTGCCTTTTGTTAAGGAGTTGAAATTGCAGCCGTCGAAGGGACATGCGAAACGCTTGACATCCTCTGCCACGTTCTCAGGGTGTTTTGAGCGGACATGCAAGTCCAGTGTCTGTTTTTGGAGGAAGCCTTTTTTACAGGTCTTACATACGTGATTGAGCTCGTCCATGTGCTTCTTCATATGA